CTTTCCCGTGGCAAGAGCGGCACAATAACACCAGATTGCTTAATTCGTTTGCCTTTTTGTAATCACCATTAAATACACGATAGGGGATTATGTGATGAACATCGTAATAATCATATCTATCCGTCTTCACCCTCTTGCAGTGTTGACAGGTTGACTTATCTCTTTTTCGCACCTTTGCCGATTGGGTCTTCCAATTATGCCCCCGCCAGCTATCGGTGAGTTCCTCTCCAAGTTGGTTATGCGCCCGCAACGACGCCATCCTGCACGAGTTTGAGCAATGCTTACGGCTATCGGCAACGGACTCAAGCACTTCATACGGTTTGCCGCAGACCCGGCAAACGAGGGTGACTCTGGGAGACTTTTGCCGATAGTCCCATGATGTCCCAAGAGAGCAGTTTCGACTACAGTAGACCCTGGATTCTCCCCTCCTGTGTTGGAACGCCTCTCCGCAACCTTGGCATACCGTTGTGGCTGGATTCCTTCGCCTTTCGGCGCGGTATAGCGTGCCGCACTCCTTCCCGCAACACACTTGGTAGTAGTAACTCTGGGGCACAGTAAACTCTTTCCCGCATTGGGCACAAATTTTGTTCAGCTTCTCTTTTCTTGACGCCAATGCGCCGCACTCAGGGCTACAATATTGTTCGTCGCTCCTCTTGTGAAACGGCTTGCCGCAATGTTTGCATGGTATGTCTGGCTTTTTGACTGCGGCCCCCTGACACACCCTACTGCAAAACCTCGAAACAACATAACAGGTGAGGAACAATTCCCCGCACTGGACACATCGTTTTTCGTATTTCGGTTTTCCTGACACCTGAATCTCTCCTTTTCGGTTGTCAGTAATTATACCAGAAATTTGTGTATATGCTACTTAGTCTCGACGAGGGAACACCCGCATCCCCAACTGCATTTAACGTTTTGTTTCGGCAAAACGCCCCCAATTAGCCACTCTGACGCCCGCTTCACCTGGCCGTCTAGGTTCAGGCAGTCGGTACATGGCTTAATCGTATTCCCTCTTAGCCATCGAAGTTCTGGGTCGGACACCCTCATTACTAAACCTAACGTATACAAAAAGTCCGCTCTACCAGCCCACACATTTGTCATACTCGTGGCTACATCAGCATTGCCATCTTTGTCAATCCTCTCGCGTAGCCTAGTTGCGGCCGCTGGATTAGCAGTAGCCAATGCCTCTAGCTCGGCAATTACATCCTCTGGTAGTTCATCCTCGCCATAACCCCTAATTGCCGCCGCGTTAGCATACTGGTTTGACGTTGCGACAACCTGCGTTTCAAACTCTTGTGCTGTAATGTCACCAGCTAAATACAACGCAATCAGGGCTAAGATAGCGGCTCGCATATCCTCGCCTTCTTCCGTAGTTGCTTTTACCTCGTGTATATGTTCGTGTAAATGGAACGATGCGTCAACCGCTTTTGTATCACGCGCAAAAGCTAAGGCAAATCTAGTCAGGTCTAAGTCAGTAGAATCTAATACTTGGCTATGAAACTCATAATTAGATGGGTTAGTGCCGCGCTTAACGTTACGCTTTGCTATGCTGTGATAACGTTCCCACTCCTTTAGTACCGCTTTGGTGTCTGGTTCATCCTCATCTGTATCGTCATCAATTGGCTCATCTGGTTTATCTTTCTCAGATGTAGCCATCTCCTCTTGTTTGCGTAGCCGATTGCCTATTTCGTCAATGGATAACGTGCCATCTGCGATTGTTTCAATGGGCACAAACAAAGCAACTGTTCTTGCATCATCACGCAACGGGTAAGGCATAGAACCATACACCTTGTTAGGATGAGGCTCTAGTCCTTGATCTGCGCGTACCTCATCTACTGTCATGGATTCATAGCGATGTTTATCGGTCTTTAGTTTTAACTCTATATTGTCGCGTCTAATGTCTGTAAACTCAGCGACAATCATTTCATCGGGATAATACCGCGTCAAAATCTGGGCAGTTATTTCCTCGGCAAACATTGTCAACTGAGGCCATACTGAAAAGTTAATGACTACGTTCAACGCACTACGGCTATTAGCTTCGGTTGCTTCTTTGGCCCAAAAGCCAGCCGGAAAACCAAATACCCGATCAATTTCCTCTCTGGTAAATTCACGACCAGCGAGAAACTCCATATCCTTGTGGCTTAATCCAATAGACTCTGCCTTTAGCTCCCCACCTCGGGCAATGATAAACCGTTTGCGCTCGTTTACTAACTGGTGCAAAATCTCATCTTTGACCTGCGTAAACGTTCCTCGGCTAATGTCAGAGGGCAGGCTTATTAACGTGCGAAGTGCTACATCATTTTCAAAAGTATCCAGGTTCCAGCCACTAGCCAACCTGTCTGTAGCAATGGCGTGTTGTAATGAGTCTAGTTTACTCATACCTTCGCGGTATGAAAAGATAGACGGTTCTCTAAAATAACAAATGTATTCAGGTGGCAGAAATACCTTTTTCTTGCCGTGCCCCTCTGGTGTGTACCAATAGCCTGATATATAGCTCTTGCTATCTGCAACTGCTTCTACCCTATCACTAGGCAACGGCCAAATCTCGGCTAGTTCACCCGTCTTATCAGGCACTAATAACCACGCGGCCTCGCCTCGCAATTGTAGCCACATGCTAGTATACCTGATGACATAAGACTTGCTCATGTGTGGGTTAGGTCTAATAAACAGGTTTTCAAAAGCATGGTCAGGGTCAGGTTCATACCCGCCCTTTGGCTTTTGTCGCTTGATAATTAACTGACTTTCAGCCGCCAATTTGCCGATTGTGTCAACATTGCTAAACACCCATGACGAACGTATGGCGGTTTTTGCATCTACCCTATCGTTGCTACCTGATAACAGCGAATTAGCATTATTGCCCCCGCCTAAAATAGAGGCTAGTATGCCGTTGTCTAATGTCGCCTTAGTGTAGCCCCTGTTGACTGCGACACGATGTACCCACGCGTCAATAATACTCATATTACCCAAACCCTATCCCCATAGAGACTATCCAAAGCCAATCCCTGACAAGGAAACAAATATAAATTGCGGAGCAACGGCTAAGGCGAATCCGTCGCCGTGGTCAGGGCTACGCTTAAATTCTGCCTTGAATTATTCTTTACTACGTAGCTTCTTTACATCTTTGCCGCTCTTGGTTACGTTCTTATACCTGCGACTACACAAATCATCTTGTAATGATGGGGCATGGTTCCCTATTGTCACTACCTGCAAGCTGTCACCCGCATGAAAGTACATCTCAGTGGCCCTATCTGCGAATTTGTCGGCATCATAGGGTACGCCATTAAAATGCACTTCCGAAACAATGAACTCATCAAACTGCTCATACAAATCATCGTTATGTGACAAGCTATCTATAACAGTACTACCATAACCACCGCCACCGTCAACCCTGATGTAAATCTCTTTTACGCCACGCTCTTTTAATTCAGTGAGTAGTTTAAGTATAGAGATGTAGTATTCATAGCCATCTTGCTTTTCTATTTGGTCATGTAGCCAGATGTAGTCACCATGCCTACAGTAGATTGTACCCTTATCACCGCCATAACGAGCCGCATCAACCCCGATTGTGGCAATTGTACCAGATGGCACATTGTCACCATTCATGGCGTTTTCATAGCGTCCGTATGGCGCAAAGGTATTGTCAGATGACACTAATGGAGCAACCCCCATAACACGCCATAGAAACCCACTCTTGGGCAGGTATATTTTGCCAGGACGCCAGTGAACTTCAAAGGTAAATTCATCTTCACTGTGCTTGTCCGTTACTTGACAATACTCAGGATCGTCTATCAAATCGTCAACAAACTGTCTATTTGTAGCTTCGGGTATAATTTCTTTGCCATGATAAACGTTTGGAAACCATAAGCCAGACAGTCGAAACGACTTAACATAAGGTAGTTTAACGCACTGATGAAACCTACTCGTGCGAGTCCTGGGGTTAGCAAGCATCAGCACAATAGATATACCGCCCGTTGTCATGGCCTTGATTGCGTCCCAAAGCATTGACGGTAAACCCTCAGCCTCATCTAACACAAACAACTGAAACGCGACGTGTTGACCTTGCAATGCTTCTGTTTTCTGGCCTGATGTAGCACGTCCTTTTACAAAGTGCTTGCCCTCATCAGATACAATCTGAGGCTTGCGTAACACCTTGCCCGGTAAATCATCGCGTCCATCCCTGTCCTGCCTGATCATCTCAAACAATAGGTCGTTTATCTGGTCGTAGGTAGGAGCATAGGCATAAGTTACAGAAGGGTTAAAACAGTCAAAGAAGTGTTCAGTTATCCACGCGGCCGCTTTAGTTTTGCCTAACCCCGCTCCACTTTCAACGCGTATCCAGTTCTGTATCTGCATTCCTGGTTCATACACGGTCAATGGGAAACTAGGGTCAGCATTATATTGTTGGCGTTCCCATTGTTGTTGTAGACACGTGCCATAATACTCAAGTATTTCACGTTGCCCAGGATGCTGTTCGTCAAGTCCTGCCCAAACCGTGCCACCATGCACATGCTTTATGTAACCAATCGGGTCAAAGCGGTAATGCTCAAACTTGCTTGCTTTGGTGTTTTGTATTCTCTCGACAGTTGTGTCAAGCATGGCGTTTAGGAATTGCATATTTACAACATTATAGCCACAATCACGCACCTAACACAACAAATCAAAATGGCAGTACGATGCAACAAAAAAGAGCAACAAATTTGTTGCTCTTTTAAGAATCAAGTCTATTTAGTTGTGTTCTATCGCCATCCCCAAACCAACATTAGTTTCCACTTGTCTGCATCGTATTCCCACCCCATAGCATCAAACAGGATTCTTGTTGCCCTGCGATACATACCAATGTAACCAGAATAACAACCGCTATACATTTGGTTGTCTGGGATAGCCTCATAATTGTCATCTGATACAGGGTCTCTGCGACGATACAATGACCTGACGTACTCATCTTGGAAAACAGGAAACTCCTTCCACCCCTCTGATGATGAGTCAATGCCAAAAATCTCAGGGTGACACAGAATCATGCCGCGCAAAACATCGCTATCCCCCATCTGGTCAACAATGTATCCATAAACATTAGACACGTTGTTTTCATGTTCGCCAATGTATAGCAAGTCTGATATGAGGTTTTCGCCCTCGCCAAAAGATAGCCAGTCTGAAACCTGCATTTCATAGAATGTTTCATCGTCTGGTAATTCGCCTGGCTTTTCAGTTGATCCAAACACAACACACATATAGGGTCTAACGCCCATGATTCAACTCCTTTTGTCTAATTATAGCCACTCGTCCATTCTACATAGCCACCATTCCCGCTATCCCCGTTACTTGTTCCATTTGTGCCATTGCCAACCTTGACGCTATGCGTACTTTTGCATTTAACGCAATCGTACATGTCTAACGTCGAATTAGGGAACTCCTTCGTTCCTATGTAAACATGCTCTGTGACCTTGCCGCAATAATCACATTTCATTTTCATTTCATTGCTCCTTTACTAAGATGCGCTAATGATAACGTGCTATTGCGGCCGCGTGAGCCGCGTGAATGGTACGTTAGTCCCAGAGCGCTATAGCCTTGTGTTGCGATAGTCGTATAACTCGGCATTGAAGATTAAGCATACACGCCTACGCCTATTGTGCAATGAGTCCTGCTGTCGCAGTAGCATTTTGTAATAAGGTATCATAGTTGATTTTCGCTTTCTAAGACCTGGCGCTATCATTTCCAAATCGCGGCCATCTGCAATCTCTCCAGTACTCCGATACTTTCTGGCAACCGCCTGTTTAATACGTCTGTCTAAACTACCAATCGTTGAACCTTCCTCGATAAGAGCAATATAATTATCGTGCAATTTATTGTCAATGCGCTTAATTAGACGCAATGCCAAATCCTTGCTACATTGTGTTGGGCAATAATACACGCCTAAGTCATCAGTAACTCTTATCATGCCAAAACGAGTTACCTTATTGCCATCATCATTGACTGTCAGTTGGTCAGCCATTGCCCTATATCCTTTGCCCCTTTAGGCCACTTGAGCAACCTAACATTAAATCCACTTTGCAACAAATGATTAGCTAATATAACCCCTCTGGGTGATGCTATATTCTGCACACCTTGCCTATGCCCGGCTTGCCAGTCCACCGTGTATTTGTCATGTTCAATATTGACGCTCAATACAGTTATTGCCGTTGTGT